CTTGTGGGCACAGTTAGGATGCGTAATGTTGCGTATTCTAAAAACTTCTATCGGGAGATTAAGAAATGATAAAATCACGTATTGATCCATCGTTTGAGATCGTGGTACGTCAACGTAGTGTTGACACTCCTGGGTGTTCCCAGCAGTACGATTTTCTTACGGACGTCACAGTACCCGGACACCGTTATGAGTCGATCAGTTCTGAGCGACCCAGATTTAAACGGTACGGCAACTGTTCGCACACTAGGATTCTTAGAAACCTAGAAGGTGGTGCCTATTATGGTGGACGAGACACTGTTCACCAAGGCCACACTTTCATGTGTAGCGATAAGCGCATTTGGCAAGGTAAAATCAACAACTATTCGTGGGTAAATCCCCCCGAAGTTGGTATTGCCGATGTCAAATCATTATGCGCGGAGGCGTTTTCAGAGATGAAGCCAAGTTTGAATTCTGGCTTCTCACTGACTAACTTCGTGATTGAATTAGCAGAATTTAAATGGATACTAAAGGCATTTCGAAAGGCGAAGAAGTCTTACGACTTCGTTAACCGCATTCGTAAAACGCGGTTACATAAATCCTTTGACGCTTTAGAAAGCGTCGTCGGTATAGATACCGACCGAAAAGGACCGGTGAAGAATATGTCATCGGCGTACCTTATGTATCAATTTGGGTGGAAGCTCTTTATACAAGATCTATCTGAGCTCTATACCCTGCTATCGAACCGTGAAAAAATCTTGCACGACTATGTTAGTCGGCAAGGTATCCCTCAGGTTCGGCATTTCCAAAAGGTGTTACAACCCGGCGTAACTGGAACGGAATACCCAAGTGATCAATGGCGTAAGTCGTATAGACTGTTTAGCATATTCCATGCTACCATGAAATACACCTATACCATTGATGGGCTCCATTCCGAGTATAGCAAATACAAAGCTATACTTGACATAATTGGATTAAAATTCAATGTGTCAGTACTATGGGAAGCGATTCCTTTTTCCTTTGTTGTTGACTGGTTCCTTAACGTTGGCGACTCGCTAGAGTCGGTTTTCGATAAGGACTATCTGGAAAGTAAGGTCACCATTCTAGACTTCTGTTATTCAGTGTTCGAAAAACTCACTGAAGAAGCCTGGATAGCTGGCCAGCACCAACCAGATGGGTATCTCGGTTCTTACGAGACCACCACCTATGAACGACGAAGGTGTATCCCTAACACGTCAGGCTTTGGCCTGCGTGAAAACGATAGATTTGGGACCAAACAGGTCCTTCTTTCCTCTGCCCTTTGCTTGGCCTAGAGACTAGGCCATAGGGGTACAACTCATGCATGTGGTAGGTGGAAACACCCCCATGCTTAACAAGTACATGGAGTATATTCATGAGCTTTACAACTGACATCCAACTTATTGGAGACGCCGCTTCGGATCAAACCTATAGCCAGATTTCTCTGGTTGGAGGCAAATGCATCCGGAACGATTCAGCTCGAGTGCTGGGAAACCCGCGCTCGTTAATTATTTCCCATGAAGTTGTGGGGAAACAGCTGAAGGCCATGGACCGGCACTTAGTCCGACTCAACCTAGTTGAGGAGGACACCGGTACTGACGATATCGCAACGATATCGGGGTCCGTCTACTGTGTGATAGAAGCGCCTAGGCGCATCGTCACTGAGGCAATGCTGTCGGATATGGTTACCCAGATGGTAGATTTTCTTACCACCGCGGGAAATTTAGCCAAATTCCTCAACAGCGAGCCTTGATAGGATAATTGTCCTATCCAGCTAAATGTCAATCACCCCTGTACAGCTCTGTATGTACTCTTCGGAGGTTAACCTAATGGGTAACCGGAAGAGCCAAATCGAAGTCGTTTTAAACCAACCGTCGATGCAAGACATTGGGTCCACCCAAAAGGGTGTCCTTACGTCAAAACATCTTCGGTACTCCGCATTAACACCCAGAGTAGTAGGGTGTGAGGAGTACTTCCTCGACATGTACAAAGCACTACTTGTACAGGACATGGTACGGCATTACGCAAATCCTAAATCCTTCAAGCGGGACTTCGATTATTTGGAGTCTCGTTTGGGGCATGAAGGGTTTTCGTTCTTTACAAAGACCTTGCCAATTCTAGGTAAAGCAGTTGATAGCGCTTTACTTAGTGGCGTCCTTACAACCCCCCCGGCGTTCAAACAGCCGAATGGGAAAAGATTCCCTGCATTTCTGCAGGTGCTCTTCGGACGTGTCTTTGAAAAAGACGGTTCACTGAAAAGTGAGCCATGTATCAGTGCCGTAAAGGACTTACGACAGATACTATATCTGTGCTATAAGTACGAGGTAGAATATGAAGAAAAAGTCATTACTGATTTCCTTCAAAACTTCAGAAACGTTGACGAAGGACTCGGAGGAGAAATTCCCCTGGATCTCTCGTCTAGTAATTTTTACGTTCTTGAGGTTGCTCGTACTCTCCTTAATGGTCTTTTTTCCGGAGGCAGTATCACATCTGATACGTGTCTTCCAGGCCATGGACCGGGTGCCGTAGCGTCTGGCGAAAAGAACTGGGAAAAGATGCAATTTAAATGCAAGTATAAAAACTTGCATGCAAAATTCCCGTCATACTTGTTCTTCTACGCTAACGCTGCAGAGCTCGCCGCAAATGTGGCGCACTACCGCTCACTAGAGGAACGCGATTTTGGCGTTTCTAAAGTGGTACTTGTGCCAAAAGACTCGCGTGGCCCACGCATGATATGCATGGAGCCGTTAGAATATCAGTATTTTCAGCAGGGTCTCTCGAAAGAGATAACCAAGCTGATTGCTGATCACGAGTTGACCAGAGGTCATGTTAATTTCAAGAATCAAGAAATTAATAGGTCTTTGGCATTAGCAGGGTCCGCATCGAGTGATATTGTAACACTCGACATGAAGGAGGCTTCAGATAGGGTTGCTCTCTGGTTAGTACGCGATTTATTCGCGGATACAGGGATACTACCCTTGCTCGAGGCTACCAGGACTGAATTCACGCGGTTGCCCGATGGCGAAGAAATTCGCCTGAGGAAATTCGCACCGATGGGATCGGCGTTATGCTTTCCTATCGAGAGTTTGGTGTTTTGGTCACTGGCAGTAAGTTCAATACACGTATATGGGGAGGTGTCCTTGGAAAAGGCCCTCCGTTCAGTATACGTATACGGTGACGACATCGTCATTAAGGGGCAAAACCATGAATCCCTTTTTGACACATTTGAAAGCGTTGGAATGAAATTCAACGAAGGCAAATGTTGTACTACAGGAATCTTTCGAGAGTCCTGCGGTATGGATGCAGTCCTAGGCCAAGCTGTAATACCTACGAAGGTAAAACAGCCCATACCTAGCAGTCCGTATGATGCCGAGGGGTACGTTTCCTACCTGGCGCTATCAAATGCGCTATGGAAAGATGCGTACTATTCAACATCCGATTACGTGGATGAAAAACTCCGCGTAATGTACGGGGAAATACCTCGTACGGCCCCTAAGTCTGATTGCCCGGGTCTAGTTGACCCGCGCGCCTCTGGGTTTCCCAGAGATAGCGGCAAGCATACCAAGTTCCGATATCGTTGGAACAAGGAATTGCAACGCTGCGAATACAGAGTTAAGAAGCTGAGGACATTTAAACTGTACTCGATGGAAATCGAGCACATGTCCCCAGAATCAAGGGCGAAGGCAATAACCGAATTTGGTTATAGCCGGGACAGGAGTGAATATCACCGTAAGGTGATACAGTGTGGCGAAGAACCAGAATTCGTCGCAGGCGTCTACACGATACCCCATCGTGTAAAACTGCAACAGGGGTGGACATGCAGCCTGGTTTAGTAAACTAGGTTGCATCCAGATCTGGTGAGTTACTACCGGATCAACACAAGG